AGGGCGCAAAACGGCGATCAAATCGATGCCAGGAAAGTCAAAGCCTGTGGTTAACACGTTATTATTGACCACACACTGTATTCTTCCGCTCTTAAAAGCTGCAATAGTTTCAGAGCGTTCACCGTCCGATAGGCCGGCATGAACTACGGCAGCGGTGATGCCAAGGGATAGCATAGTACTAACCACATGCTCGGCATGGGCTACGCCCGATGCAAAGACTAGCCAATGCTTTCGCTGGCTTCCATACTCTAGTATCTCTTTGCATGCGGTATCTGTTAGGTGATCCTTATCCACCGCCTCCTGTAGGTCATGCTGGGTAAACTCCCCTCCACGAACTTTCACCGCCTCGGTATCGTACTCCATGTTGGTACGCTTGGTTACCAATGGTGCTATGAATCCTTCCTCTACGAGGCGATTGAAATTCTTAAAAGAAGTTAGATCATAGCAGATATCTGTAAAGATTCCGCTCTCGGTCAGCCTGCCAGTGCCTAGCCGGTAGGGGGTAGCCGAGAATCCAACCACCTTCAAAGCAGGATTAATTTCTTTTAGAGCCGCAATGAACTTATCATAGAGAGTGGACTCCTTGGGGCTTACCATGTGGCACTCGTCGATAAGGATTAAATCTATCTTACCAAAGAGAGCCGCGCGCCGGCAGACCGATCCTATCCCAGCATAAGTTATAGCATTCTTGTACTCTTTTTTATTTAAGCCAGACGAATAGATCCCAGCCGGCGCAGTAGGCCATATCCGGAGGAGTGTTTTAAAGTTTTGCTCGATCAGTTCTTTAACATGGGTAAGCATCATAACCCGCTGGTTAGGATAGGCAAAGACCATTTTTAGCAGGTCAGCAATGACAAATGATTTGCCAGTGCCGGTAGGCATCGCCACGATTGGGTTGCCTACCTTAGCGGAAAAATAATGGAAGACGCTATCGCGGGCTTCAGTTTGGTACCATCGTGCTTCCATGGTTAGAATGGGATATCGTCGTCTAAATCTTCAAACCCGCGCTGGTGTTGTTTAGGGCGCGGGCGGTTAGACTGGCGAAGATTTTTAGGGAATGGGGTGGCCGATGGGGTGGCCGACTTAGGCTTAGGCAGCGGCTTCGGAAGGAATGGAAGAGGCTCAATCTTTCCGGAGTCCACCCAAGACTCACAACCATAAGTTATGATCCTAGCTGGAGGGCGTTTCATAACTAGCCCACAGAGTTCTTCTTTTTCATTGAAGGCTCTACAAGTGAGGCAAGATTGTAGGAGGCCGTTATTGGTCATAGCGGTGCGAAGGTACACCATAGCTACTTTCTTGGCGCTAGGCGCCATCGGATCTTTTGGTAATTGGCTCATGGTTTTGCCTTAAATTGTTCGCTGGAATAGGTATAGTGTTCGCACGCCGCAAGCTGAGCATGCTTATCTAGGACAATAGGATCTTCCCACCCCTGAGCTTCGGCGCTTGCTATTACCAAGGGGTTTCGGCAATGCCATTCACCGTTGGGTTGGATAGACGCCTGCGTGCACGAACGGCAAGTCTTTTCTGGAAGGGCATTACCATGGCAGAGTGTAGAGTGGTCGCAGAATTTACACTTGAACCATGATGGGTTCTGGTTGATCTTAGGAGGCGCTTCGGTAGCGTCGATAATAGCTATCGAGCGCAGCTTATAACGGTCGTATTGTGCTTGGTCAAATCGGACTATCTCCATGTGGAGAGCATCGGTGTCCTTGTTAACCGCCATATAGAGGCAATGGGTAAGGTTGAAACCTCCCATGTACTTTTGCATCTGAACGAAGTGTTCCCACTTAGCCCCCATAACTCCGACATCCGTAAGCTTCTCGAAAGACTTGGCGTTGTGGGTTTTGCATTCAAGTGCCATTGGCACGTTTGGAAGGTCAGGTAGCCCGCGCAGAAAACCGTCCCCGCTTCCACCAAAATGCCCCTTGTGCCCTGTAATGCGGAACTGCTTACCCTTAGAATCGTGCTGCCAGACTTCTAGCCCGATAAGCATCAGCATGGCTATCATGCGGGGTTCTTCTAGATGCCCACGATTGAAAAGCATTAGCATTCTGGCGCTAAATGAAGGGCGCTTCGACCAACGGAACCCATACCAGATCTCGCGCGGGCATTCTCGCCCAATCATAGAGGCTCCTAAATGGGATCGGAATGGAAAGGTATCAGTAGAATAGGCGTCAGCCGCTTCTGGCATTAGGGTCTTGAGGATCCCTCGATACTTAGCCCCCTGATCAATCTCGATGGCGGCTGCTATAGCGGCCAGAGTTTTAGTTGCTAGATGAGCCATGATACTTTTTAATCCGATTGAAGAGGCGTCTGACAAAATAACCTCTGGCTACACTAATAAGGGTAAACCAGCAGGTGATGTATATGTTGCTAGTAAGGGGTAAGTGCACCCCAAACCAAGGAAAGATAGTTACTTGGCTAGCCAGTGCCACACCGAATCCGATGACGGTACTGGCTAGCGTCTCAACTAGGGAGCCGGTTTTAGTTTGCATACTAGCTCCCATCTTATTACTTACTGGCCGGCTGGTTGCTGCGCCCATGGTGGCGTAGCTGCGGCTGGAGCTGCTGGAGAGCCTGCCACTGGTGCCGCTACCGCCCACGGCGGGGCTGGGGCTGCTGCTGCTGGAGCAACCGGTGCTGCCGCAGGCGCAGGCGCTTGCGCAACAGGAGCTGGCGCCCATGCCATAGCCGGCGCCGCAGGAGCTGCGGCTGGCGCTTGAGGAGCTGCTGCAGCTTGCGCAGCCCATGCTGGGGCTGCAGCAGGAGCTCCGGCTACTGGAGCGCCACCTGCGGCACCGGCGCCAGTTGCCTTGTAGCCTTTGACCTCATTCTGAGCGTCATAGAACTTGCCATCCGAACCGGTACCGGCAGCGCGCAGACTTACCTTCACTTGGAAAGGGCGGCCGTGGAGCTGCTGGGTATCCTGCATGTCAATCACGTTGACCGCGTGGCATAAGGCAGACAAAGAACGGTAGGCGATTTCCACCGCAGTTGGATTTGCGTTGACGATATTGAATCGGTCAAAGACCTTGCGTTTGTTGTAAGCACCGCCAAGGATTTCGATGGTGAGGGATACGAAAGACCCCAAACCATTAGACGTAGCCTTGATTTCTGATGCTACCACTTGGGCGTCATACCAGTTAGCTGGTATTGGCTCCATTGCCTGAGCGGGTTCGACTGTGTTTGCGTTAAAGTTTAATTGTGCCATGAAGTGTTCTCCTTAGTTGGCGATAACAGGGGTTGAGGTTGATGCAAGAATCTTGCGGATAACGTGCCCGAGGTCGGGCGGCTCGAGCGGGTCTAGAGCCCCGCTACGATCTTTGGCGTCATACTGGAGGTCGGGAGCTGTCTGCAAGAAGCGGTACTCCGCTCCATCAGGCAACTTCCCAATACCAAGACGGAATACTTCATCGAAGAGGTATGGAAGCTGGTTACCCAGTTTAGTACCAGGCATCGAAGGACCATACATAGTAATGTTGGCCACTTCGTCCTTGAACGGTTCCTGCTTGGCGAGCATAACTATATGCTTACCACTCAGGTCGCGAAAGGCGCGTACAGCCATCATCATTTTTTCGATTAACTCGCCGTAGGCTTGGCGCGGATCTTTGACAAGGCGCTTGGCATTGGCCAATACGACTTCAGCAATCTCGGACAAACTATCAATCACAACGGTATCAAACTGAGCCGCGTCCGGACTTGTGGTTATCCACATGTAGGCAGCATTTAAGTCTTCGACGGTATTGATTAGGATGGTCGGGATGTCGACATCACGTAGTGCAAGCAATCCGGATTCAGCGGACAAGATAATAGGCCGTGGTAGGGTCTTGGCTAGGGTAGTTTTCCCAGCGCCAGAACGACCGTAGACTAAGACCTTGATCCCGTGGCCGGAACTTGCCTCTCGGGTGGTGGTAAAGGTTAGAGCCATGGTATCTTAGACCCAGATTCCAATGGTACCCTTGGCCGCTTTGCGGGCTAGCTTGGTTCCAGATGGGTTATGCTGGTTACGTAGGTTGTCCTCTCGGCGCGCAGACCGCGTCTTGTCCGAATGCAGATATTTGCGCGCAGAAGCGCGGTTAGTGATGCTTCCACCCGTATCAGGACGCCCATGGTACAACCCCGCTTGGGAGGCTTGCGCTGCCATCATAGCCACTACCATGGCTAAACTTTTCTTTAACATAATTACACTCCTAGTCCTCTCTTACAGAAGAAAATAGCGCTTTTGGAGGACTCAAACAAAAGTGCTAAACGGATCACTCTTTAACTACTTTTGGCGGAACTAACTCAAGGGTAGGCGCCGCTGGAGTTGTGGTAACCATGTCGTTGAATACCGCTAAGGTGGCAGGAGTCAACCCACGGTACGCGGTTATGTCTAGCTCCGGTTTGTAGCGGACTAGGGTATCAATGGATACGTCGATTGATTGGAGGCGTGCTCGCATCCCTTGAAGCTGGGCTATATCCAGTTTTCGGGTGAGTTTGTACTCCCCCTTAGCTTTCCAGCCTCCAGCCAAAGGCACGTAGTTTGTGCCTTCGACTGGGGTTGTAAACAGCTCCGCAAAGAGTTCTTTTCGGAGCTCCATTTCGGTTTCTTTAGCTGCAGCCATTGTGGCGGCTGCTGCTTGCCATTTGGACATCTTTTCGATGAATTCTTCGGGTGTCATTTTCTTGATAACATTTGTCATTTCATTCTCCGGTTACATTGCATTTACATTTTACACGTTGGAAGCCTGCTAAACTTTCGCCCCGCAGGTATTACAAATTATAGGCGGTTTTGCCAAAGAGTCACTGGCTATATCGATGCCACATGGAGTTATTTGCCCCTCCAGTTCTTCAACACGATCTATGGCATCAGCTAAACGGTTAGCCAATTGCTTTATGATCGGGCTAGTGGAGTCTTTTCCTTCAGAGCGGATAAGGCGCAAAAGATCCTCGTCCGTCATAGTCCGTAAGTTGGTCATGCTTCTAGCTCCTTGAGGCTATCCATAATTAGTTTAAATTCAGCCGCCATACCGGCGCCCATTGGCAAGGTTGGTGTCTGGTATCCGCGCATTAAGGCGTAGAGGCGTTCCAGCATCTTAGTCCGCTCATGATGGCGGAAAGCTACTTGCTTAGGGTGGTATGGTGGGAGTGATTCGAGCCTAGCAGGCGGCACAGTCTTGAAAAATAATGGCAGTGGCGGCGCCTTATTAGTGTCCAGAGCCGAGGTAGCAGGCATAGGTTGAAGGTACCGCATCTGCATCAAACCGAGCTCTTTGGTGCATATAGGATCAAGGTCAGCGCGCTTCTTCAGTTCCGCCAGAATCTGCGGAAGGATCATCCGGTAATAGGGGAACATTTCTTTACGCACCGACCAAGGTTTTGGCTCACGGATACCCTGCTTCCACTCAGCGGGCATGGTGGCGTTCCAGACCATTCTTAAAGAGTAGAATAGATGGGAAGTTTCCATTTCCGGAAGAGGCATAGACCGGCCATCGTGCGTGTGCCACATAGGTGCCTTAGCTGGGGCATAACCGCAGGCTGCAATAACAGACGTGCTCATTTGGATACCTTTAGCCCGCAGGCTTCAATTTGATTTAAGAGGCCATCGCAGAACTCGATGGTTTGGAAATGGGAAAGCAATAAAATATACCCTCCCAGTATAAGTGCTAAGACAATATATTTCATGGAACCCCTACCTTCCATTCGACCATTGGAGTCGAAAAATGTGGGTTGGCTAAGCTGCTAGGTGTCCACAGGTTCCAGCACATTCCGCGCAGTTTATAGCTAACCGGTTCCCCTCGTGCGATGGCCTCTAGAACCGTAACGCTTTCCCCTTTCAGTGCCTCGAGGGCATTGCTCAGAGCGTAGACCAATTCAGAAGGACTCATAGCGTCTAGCTGTTCCCGAGCGTACTGGTCGGCGTTCGGAGCTAGGTCGTGCTTACGGCATTGGTGGATAAAAACGGAGGTCATTTCCGCATATAAAGTGGTCATGACTCATCCCCTAAAACCTCGTGGCGGCGCTCGGCATGACTGCCATTTTCCATGACGTCTTCATGGCGAGCCTGCTCCGCTTCTTCGGCACGGCGAGGCTCTTCGACATGGATATCCCATAAGGCTTTCAGGTCTTCTTCCATGCTGTCCAAGTGCCAAACAGTATCAGTTATTTCGTATGCGGGCAATCCACGCATAACTCCTATTAGCCGGCGCATCTCGGCCAGTATTGGCGGCACGGTGGTCTCCGATTTCTCTAGGCTGCGGATAGCTTCTTTCCAATCATCGTTACCAACGGCATCCGCGTAGGAAAGTATTGTGGTTATGGCTTTGTTCATTTCATACCCCCTTGTATTCAGCTAACGCAGCATCAAAGACTTTTAAGACAGCGGCGTGGCCTTCATCGTCATTAAGGGTGGCTATGCTACCGTCATAGCGGAGCAGCTGGATGGCCATGTCTGCAACCCTAATCCGCAAAACTAGTTGCTGCGGGTGGACAGGTCTTTCGTAAGGAACCAGTGCATCGGCGGTTTTAACTATAGCCCCCAATGCGCACCAGCATACCGCGTCAGGGGAGTTTGCCCCAACCGAGGTGCCTAATGAGTTGGCGCCTAGGTCAGTCTCCGGCGCTTTGCGGCGAGCCATAGCTCCATGCGTCCAGCGCGACTTGTCCGCTATAAGGGCTCGCGCTGCGAATAAGACTTCGCCCGCTTTTTCGTGGAGGTATAAGGCCAAGGAGCCAGAGGCTCCAACATTAGATTCGTGAGGTGTATCAGTCATTTTAATAATCCTGCTTTCTTCGCCCATGCCAGAGCAGGAGCTTTGTGGTAATAAGTGGTGGAACCGCGCGAGTTGTTACTACGCAGCGCCGGCTCAGGTGGTGGGTTGTTAACCTTAGCCGAGGTGGCCAGAAGGCTCACCAGCTTAGAAACAGGCACGCCTAGGTGGTCGGCAAATTCTTTTAAACTAATTAAGGGTGGCCGAGGCGCCCCCTTCTTCGAGGTCATACCTATTTCATTGCGGATGCTAACTCCACCCTTAAACAGGTAGGCGGTCATGCTGCCACCGCCGCTAGCTTGGATGCTTTCCACTTGCCATACTGCACGCCAACGGTGCCCTGATGAATGCCATCAAAGGTGGCTACTTCGACTACCTTGGCGCGAACCGCCTTCCAGTCTGTTTCCTCACCTTTGAAACCGCCTAGCTCCTCCAACGCCTCGTCCGCTAGCTCCCATATCATTCCGCAAGTGCTTTTCACCTTCGGGCGCGCGGTAGACGGGTCTTTAGGCGCCCGAGCTGCCTTAGCAGTAATAGGAGGCGCCAACTCGCCGTCAGGATACAGTAGGGCATTCTGCGCTTGCAAGACATTCAAGGGAGTGCGGTCGGTCGGCATAACGCGCAACAGAAGCAAGCAGTCGCGGATTACAGTAGCATAGTCCTCAGGAGGCGCCTTGCTGCAGATATTCCAGTACAAGTACTGCAACTGCAGTTTGTCCAGCTTTGAAAAGCCCCTGCCCTCGACTGGCGGTGCTATGACCTTGCGCCCGTTGGCAATGGCAATCTTGCCATGCTCTGCTGCGAGTGCGGAGCTATCCGTCACCAGCAATACCTTAGTTTCTTCGACGGTTGTCACGTCGATTAGCATCCATTTAGCCATAACAATTCCTTTAGTTACCGAGTCGATAATTAACTCGCCTTAGCCCCCACGCGAGGGGCTAAGACTAGGCAATTACTTAGCTGCCGCTTCGCGCTCTGCCATTTCCTTCTGGCAGTTAGACCATAACTGGAACTGGGTGCGGGCGGTGAAGTAGGCAATGCCGCGTGCTTGGCATTCAGCGATAATATCTTTGCGGCGAGCCAATGGGTCGGCTAAGCGCATTTCGTCGGCGATAAACCAAACGGCCTTAGTTGGGCGCTCGGCTGTGGAGGTGCGCTGCTGCTCAGTCAATTCAACCGGTGCTGCCTTAGCCTTCGGCTTTTTCTCAACTGGGCTAGCATTAGCGGATTCTTCGGCTTGAATGGCTGCTGCGGCTTCGGCGATTGGGTTAATAGCTACCACCTTGCCCAGCTTGCCGGCTACTTCGGCTTCGGCAATGGCTTGGGCAATTGGCTTAGCCTTAGGAGCAACCGAATCATCGATGAAATGCATATTGGCATCAAACTTTTCGATTTTGCGTTGGCCGGCTACTTTGGCCTCGCGTGCTGCATTGCGGCTATCAAAGATGCCGAGGAGAGTGCCTTCCCCTAATACTAGCCAAGGGGTTTTGCCTGCGTCCATGGCTGCGGTGAAGGTAGCCATAACTGATTTGGTTGCTTTGAAGTTGTTCATGATAGTAATTCCTCTACTTGTTTAGGCACCGCGACATGCTGCACCATGATATGAATTATAAGGCACTTTGGATACCCTGATACCGTCTAAATGATTTATTTTTTAGGGGTTTACCCTCAGTTAGCTAAAAAGATTGATCCTTTAAACCCTCAGAGGGTTTGGAATCCAATAAGCCGTGTTGCCATCTGGAAATTGGATCGATTCATGGGAACGCATATATTGGCAGCAGACGCCATGCACACAAATTGGCATGGTGACCGCATCCCCTGAGCCCCTGCTATATATAAGGGTCTGCCCATGCAAAACCCCACCAGAAGCCACCAAAGCGTCTTTGGCTGGCTTCTTTTTAGGATTAGCCTTCGGCTTGCACTGGCTAGGCAACCCCATCTTAGCGCCTACCTTGCCGGCGTAGATGGTGCCCGCATGCTTTAACTGCTTATTTAGCATTCTGCACCGGTGGGTTGCTAGCGCCTAGCAAGTAGGCCATCACCAAGTCAGCCGATACTTTGGTGTTGATGCTGCTAATGCCTTGGCTGCGGTAAAAGTTAATGAGCTGGTAGGTGCCACCAAAGCTTAGGCATAAGCTGTATAGGCTCCCCGGCTTGCGGCCTACTAGATTATCGCGCCAAGTAGGCTCTACCTTCCATTCTTGGATTACCCAGTCATCTTTGGTGATCTTGCGGCATTCGGCTAAACAGACCTCAAGATCCTTATTAGAAAGCGGCTTTTGAATAGCAGCCCCGTATACTTCCATTACCATACTAAATCCTTTATGTTATAGGGATTCCTATTATAGGGTACTTGGTGGAATAATTAACTAATTTGGATCCTTACAGGCTCTAAATTGGGCAGAGTATTTTCCCCTGATAATATATTATCTGTTATATAATAATATTTTTATTAAAAGGAGTTTAGTGTGCTTACCTACCAACAAAAGCGGTTACTGGATCATGCCGCCTTAGCCCTGATACGCCGGTATAACCCCGCACTCCTTGACCCTTTTAAGGAAGCAACCGCCAACCTTATAAAAGATACCCCAGCATGGGGGGCTACTGGCGTGGCTAATGCCTTAGAAGGGATAGTAGAGAATGTTGGCGCCTCCGAAGCGGAGAACATCCCTTGGGAGTATTTTTTAGCTCCAGATATTATTACTAAGTCGGAGGCCGAAGTAGTGCGCCAGTTTATGCTAGCCTTGGAAAAATTGAGCCCACCTTTGGAGATAGCTTATGAAGCGTAACAACATCCCCGCTGAATTGCGCGCCCTCCCGCAATGGGTGGTATCTAATGAAAATAAGATCCCTCATAATCCGCGCACTGGCGCAACGGCCAGCGTGGTCAACCCTGCAACATGGGGCACCTTTGAGGAAGCATGCAAGGCGCCCAATTTCAAGCATATTGGTTTTGTTCTTGCAGACCATAATAACATAACCATTATTGATTTGGACGATAAGCCTGACCGCCCAGCATCCCCAGAACAAAAAGAATTACAAAAGCGGATATTAGCCGAGTTCCAAAGTTATACCGAACGCAGCCAGTCGGGCACCGGTTACCATATTATTGTTCGCGGTCATATTCCAGCCGGTGTCCACAAGGATTCCATTGAAATATACTCCAGCGGTCGGTATATGATTTGCACCGGCGATGTTACCAAACAGCTACCGGTTAATAATTACCAAGGGCACTTGGATAATATGTTCTTGCAGATGCGCCCGCAAGAAGACGTTACCCTCGTTCAAGTAGATTCAGAAGTATCCGATGCGGATATTGTGGACATGGCTACTAGTGCCAGCAACGGGGAAAAGTTTACCTCTTTATGCAAGGGAGATACCACCGGATATCCAGGTCAAAGCGAAGCCGACCTAGCCGTTATGTCCATTCTGGCATTCTATACTAAAGATAATGAGCAGGTAATGCGCATCTTTAGAATGACCGAATTAGGCAAGCGGGATAAGGCAACGCGCAACGATAAGTATCTAACCTACACCCTGAAAAGAATACGTGCCAACGAGGCACCACCCCTAGATTTCCCAGCCATAGCCCTGCAAGCCAAAGCGGCAAGGGAAGCCCCGCCGGAACCCCAGCTAATCAGCGCCAAACACGCCCCCATTGCCTTACCGCCGGGATTAGTGGGGGAAGTAGCCCAATACTTATACCAAAGCTCGTTCCTACCAATTCAGGAGGTCGCGCTAGCTACCTCGCTGGCATTCTTAGGCGGCCTCTGCGGTAGGGAATATAACACGCATACAGGGCTAGGCCTAAACCAGTACATTGTGGTACTGGCCGAAACTGGCAGGGGTAAGGATGGCGCCAGTGAAGGGCTAGGCCAACTATTTAATGCTATAAGAACGCGCATACCAGCTATTGACCAGTATCGTGGGGATGGCAGTTACAGCAGCAAGCCGGCTCTGCACAAGGCGCTATTTGAGAAGCCATGCCATGTGGCGCTGTTTGGAGAATACGGAAAGCTGCTGAGGCGCATAAATGGTAGCGGCGCTAATACTGCGGACCAGTCTTTAGTCGAATGCTTATTAGATATCTATGGTAAGTCAGGAAGGAATGGTGGGATACAGGGTATGCGCTACTCCGATAACGATAAGAATGTGGGCGCGGTCATTAGCCCCAGTTTTACCATGCTAGGCGAAACAACCCCTGAAATCTTTTTGGAAACCCTAGACGAATCTATGGTGGTCAGCGGTTACATCCCTCGCCACATTATTTTAAATTACATAGGCGACCGCCCTCGCAGGAATAGAAATCCAGGTTTTCCACCAGATGCCCAGTTGCTTAATAAGCTATGCAAGGTAGCCGAAACAGCCATGCGTATGGCGGCCAACCGAAGTGGCTCGATAGGTAGCGGGGTTCAAAAAGTAGCCATAGACCAGCAGGCAGAGGCTATGGATGATGCCTTTGAAGAAGAGGCACGGTCGGCGATAAATAAATCCGCTACCTCCCAAGTACACAAAGCCATCTGGACTAGAGCCCACGCCAAGTGCTTAAAGCTGGCCTCGCTGCTGGCTGTAGGAGTGGATCCCATTAACCCAATGATTACTAAGGAACTATACCAATGGGCGGAAAACCTAACGCGAGTAGATATCCATTTTATAGAAGGAAAGTTTTCCACCGGTAGCATAGGGCAAGGCGATGACAAGAGGCAGCAGTTACTAATGGACATACTAACTAAGTATCCACAGGCTGGCAGAGATCCGCAATGCCCTGCGCTGCCTAAGCTACAGGCTTCCGGCATTATCCCTTGGACGCATATTCAGCGCCGCCTTACAAACAAAGCCTTCACAGAGCATAAACTAGGCGCCAACCTTGCAGGCAAAGCTACTATCCAAAATTTGGTAGACTTAGGGGTTATACAGGTGGTACCAGCCGCAGACCTATCCAAGAACTTTGGATACCGCGGGCTAGCTTATGCCATACTATCTAAGACCGGTGGATAGTATTTACTAATCTAAAAAGGCAACATTATGGAATATTAAATTTTAATTATTGCTGTAACCCGTTGATTTTAAACGTTATTATGGGATTATGGGCATTATTAAAATTTGCCCCCACC